AGGTGTTTCAGGAGTTGTGAATTTACTTGAAAAATTAGAATATTCTGCATCTTTATCGTTTCTAGTTCCTCTTAAAACAGCAACACTATTATTATTGACAGAAGCAACTTCATTGTCAACAGGAAAATGAGCATATAAACATACTTTGTGTTCTTCAAGAGACAAAGGATCAGTATTTAACACTTTCGAAATATAGTCATTTGAAGATGGATCTAAAGACACTGTTCTTGAATAAGAATTATTATTATTAACAGTATCAGTTATATTAATTTGAAAAGAACTTGATGATGCACTAACTACATCAGCTGGGGTACTACCAAGAGTAATTTTACAATTTTTGTGAGTAAAAATCATTGCTCTTACTAATTCAACTATTGCATCTGAAGGACTGTCTGGAGGTAATGTAGTATCCATTTCAGTTGTATGTGAATCATTATCATTAAACATACCTAAGCTAAGAAATTCTGCATTATCTAATACATGTTTTGCTGCTAGAAAAAATACTCCTCCAACCCCATTTGCATCTCCTGAACTTAGTTTAAATCCAGCGTTTGATGTTGTGCTACCATCTGAGTAACCACTACCTAATGTTCGACAGAAAGTAAGAGCTCTGCCATTGTTTCTAAAAAATTCTGTTGCTGCGTGACCGCTCAACATGCGTCTATCAGGTTGACCAAAAACTCGAATATATTCTTCTATCGATGAAACAGTAGTTGGAACAAATGCAGGTCCTCTTTTTGAAGGTCCGATAAGACCTGCAGGAGTTGCATTATTTCTTAAAATAGGTTTACTGATTACTTCGATTTCTCTTTCGAAAAAACCTGGAGACTTAAATGTCTGCTCTGCCATACTAGTTCTCCTAATATCTAAATTTAATTATTTAATCTAATTATACATTAAATATTCTAATTATCCTTAATAATAATATTAAAAATTGATTCTGCGTATTTTTGATCATAAATAGTTTCTCTAGAATTACTTTGAACACCTTTAATTTCAATAGTATTTCCGGATTCATCTATATATTTGTATTTTCTTTGTTTTTTAATATTAGAACTTCTTTCTCCAACATAATCAAAAACTTCTAAACTTGATTCTCCTACTAAGTGTGAAGAAGTTTTATCAATATTGTAAGAATTATCTAATGATTCTAATGAATCAACACCTATTCTTTGAGCAACAGGCATTATATCTTCATCAGCTAAATCATCTAATATTCTACTATTAGGATCATTACTTTGAATTCCTCCTAGTTGAGGATCTAAAGAAACTGTTTGATCTAAAATTTCAAAAGATATTTGAGGAGCACTAACAAGAGATTTTATACCTACTTTTCCTCCATCGATATTAGGCGCAAGTATATATCCTGTTGCTGAAAGTGTCATTGTATATTTAATATATCTTTCTGCATCAGTATAATCAGAATAATTTGTATCTTGAGAAAAAGAGCTTTCTACAAAAGCAGGAAACCAATAACCTTTTTTACTTTCAATTTTAAATTGTTGTCCAGGATTAAGTGTATAAGAACTCATTATAGTTTCTAATAATTTATTCATTTGTTGTGTATAAGATGACCAAACAGTAATTTCATAAGATGATCCAAAATACTTTACAGGAGGAATTTCTATAGACTCATAAATATTATTTTTAATTTGTGGTTTAAGACTATAAGAAGATTTACTTAAGTTTGTATTTATAGAAGTATGTTTAATATTTTTAAAACCTTCAAAATTATTTAATTGTCTATGTTCTGTATTATTTTCAGCTATTTTTCTTGCAAAAGTTTCAGGAAATAATTGATTATTTGACATACCTTTTTGAGGAACATTTTCTAATGTAGATCTTGATATAGAAATTAAAGGAAGAATTAGAGCACCTGCTTTATCAGTTATTGGCTGTTTTCTTCTAAGTAAAGCAAATCTTTCACCTGTTGCAAATATAACAGGAACTTTTTTAACTTCACCTTGAATTTCATAAAATAAGGGTATTTGTTTATTAAATAAATTAAAAACAGCAAAATCTAAATCTTCAATACCACATGAAGGAATAACATAATCATATGTTTTATTTGTGTCTTCATAACCACTTATAATCGAAGAATTATCTTCTAAAGTTTTATCAAATCTAGTAGCCATTATTCATCTCCATAAAAAGATGTACCTATACCATTTACACTCTTATAAGTTCCATCAGGTGAAATTTTATGAGGTCCACTAATAGGTTTATCTAAAACACCATCTTTTTGTAATTGTCTAATATCATGTTCAGGAGTACCTCTTTGTTGTTTAAATTCATTTTGAATAGAATCTTCTTCAAGATAAGCTTCAGATGTTGGTCCAATTGCATCTTTAAATATATGCTCAATTCTTGTTTGTTTTGCAATTAATTTCATTGAAACAGCTCTTTCAACTTGACCATATACAATTTTGTCTTTAAACAAAGAAGTAATTTCAAAGAAAAATTCGCCGTAAGAAATGTAGTCTCCTTGACGTATATTTAAGTTTCTATCAATTAAATCTCTATCATGAAGATAAGCATTTATTACTTTTATTTGTTCATGACCAAATTGTGTCGTTTTAACCTCAGACTGTTGCCATTCAACTAAACATTCTAATTCTATCGGAGGATTAAATATTTTATGCATTGATTCTTCATATACATCATGAACATCTGATAAATCTTCTCTAATTGTATAATAGAATATTTTTTGACCTGCAACATCTTTAATAATTTCTTTTGTTAAGTCTGAAAAGAAATCTGCTTCTTTTTGTCCTAAAAATAGTCTTGGCATTTTAATTTATCCTATTATTATTGCTTTTCCATTAGGAACAGGAACTCTTCTTAAAATATTTAACATAGATTCTGATTGAGCAGCATCTGCTTCTAATAATTTCTGATATGTTAATTTATCTAGTGTTTCTGCTAGAGATTCAGAAAGCCTTTGTCTATCTTCTCTTCCTTGAGTAATTAAATCACTACCATTTAATTGAACATCACTTCCTGGAATTGGAACAGAAGAAAACTTAGATCTAATTAATCCTAGAGTTTCTTTACATAAAGCTAAAGTATACTGTCTTATCCATTGTCGAGACATTTGATTAATTTTATTAAATTCAATATTTCCAAAAGGTATATTTGATAAATTAGATACACCATCTATTGAAACATCTTCAAAAGGTATATTAGGTTTAAATGGATTTGACGGAAAAGAAAATTTAATAAATAAGTTTAATGGATTAGAACTTGTTGGTCTTGGGAATATTCTTAACTCTTGTCCCTGAAGTTTATAACTAAAATTACTCCTTCTAATACGATTTGAAATATCTAATTGTCCAGCTCTTAATAAATCTTCAAAAACAGGAAGAACATAAAAAACAGTTTCAGGAGTAAAAGATTCAAATGCAAATTGATTATTTAAATAGTTTATAGCAGATGTTGTATCAAAAAACCTATATGCTGCTTGAGGAGAAAAATGAAATACTTCATTTATTTTTAATTTAGTGGGTGTTGCTGTAGGTAGAATTTTATTTTTATAGACGGGGTTAAATAAACTTAATTGAGTTTCATCGTAGTTATATTCAGATAGTTTTAATTCTTTACCGTCATAAGGAATAATTAAATCTTTATAAACATTATAATCTTGTTTTCCTTCTTCTAATTTTATAAATCCTCTAATAGGATTACTTGTTCCTCCTACAAAAGATTCTGATGCATAAGGTTCAGCTCTTCTTACAACATAATCTAAAGTTTCTCTTGGAAATTTTTGTTCAAAACCATTAGGACCAATTCTTTTATCAATAATAGGAGAAACTTCTCCTGCAGATGTATTTGATGCTTCTTCAATTTCACGAGGCAATTGTACTATACTAATAGAACCATCAGAATTGGTCTCTGTTTTGTATTTTCCTTTTTTATTTTGAATTCTAAACCTTGGGTCATTTGGATCTTGTATAAGTAAAACCTGGACTTTTGAAGCGTCATTAGGATTAATAGGATTTCCTAAATTATCTAATTCTCCACTTGCTACTTGAGTATTTGCACTCTGACCTTGACTTAACCAGTAATAATGTCCAAATTCATTTTTTTTAAATGTTTCGCTAGGACCTGTATTTAGTCCTAAAATATTTGACATGTATGATTCTGCTTGATGAGCACTTATTTGCTTTGAAAATTCTAAAACTGATTCTTCAAAATTTGCCCATATTTGCTTACTAGTTAATTCAACAGTCATGATATCATCACCTAGTCTTCTTTTTATATACAAAACCATACTATCTGCTTCTTCTTGGAAATGTATATCACTGTCAAAGATACCAAATGGTGTTGGACGACCATCTGTTGAACTATTTAGTATTTCGTAAAACGAAGCCATGAAAACTCCTATAATCTTTTTTTATATTATCTAATTATAAGAGTATTTATAAAAACCTCAACTTACATTCTTCAAATACTAAAAAACCTCAAAGAGTATCTCTACTACATTGAGGTATTTATTGTTTTATCTATTATATTTTAATAGATTAAACTCCTGATGCAGCGAAGGTCTTAACCCATGCTGTTCCTGTCCAAACTAAAACAGCATATTCATTAGGAGCATCTAAATCTGCTAATTGAGATTCAGCTGCGTTTTTAACTAAAGTGTCTCCACCATCACAAATTACAATCTTTTCGGCACCAGCTTCTGCTGAAGTAAGATTAGGTAGTACAACAAATGAACCTGCATCAGTACCATTAAATCTTGTTACCCCACCTGTTGGAATTTCAAAATTTGAGCCACTAACATCTGTAACAGATGAACTCCAAGAATATGTAGTTGCATTACCTTGTGCATCTACACCTGCTAGTCCTGATACTCCTGACATATCAACAGGAACTACATCACTATTATATTTACCTGCTCTTAAATTAACAATAGTAACAGAATTATCAGTTACTGATGCAGTAAAATCAGATTCTGCATGAATTTTGTTTCTAATTGCTGTTGCAACTTCATTTTTAGAATCTAAAGCATTTAAAGCAGAATTAATTTCAAGACGATTTGATACAGGAGTTGAATTTGGACCAGGGTATGCTCCTGCTCCATCTGCAGGATCAAACCAAACTGTATATTGTGTGCCTTCTACATCTCTAAAAGTAAAAAATGCAGTGTCTAATGTTGTTTCATCAACAGCATCAGGAGCACCGTCATCTTGTGGATGAAAAGAATTAACAGTAATTGTAATTTCTGCATTACCTTGAATACTTGCAGTTTCACCTGGAAACAAAGGAGCATCTTTAATTTCAAACTTATCAATAGATGTTACGCCTGTCTGAACGAGGCCTTTATCTTTTGTATATTCTATTTTGACTGTCATTTTAATTTCTCCTTTAGCTAATTGTAGTGCTTAATAAGACCCAACGATCACCAATCCACATTAATAATGCATGCTCGCCTGCAGCATTCATTGCAGCACCACCAACAGTATCATCTGCAGCCCCACCATTACCAGATATTTCTGCTTTTAGAGTAATATTACCGCTTGTGACATCATCAACTACTACTAGTTTTTTCTGACCAGCATATGTTCCATTTAAAACAGTAATTGTATGGTTACCTCCTGATGTTATAATATGTGTCCCATGTGCAGAAATATCAGCTGCTCCTGATGTTGTTAAAGTTTGAACGTGTTCTACTACAGGAACATCAGAAACAGAAAATCCGCTACCTGTTGATTGAACTAAACCTTTTGCTTTTGTATATTCTACTTTTGGCATAATAAATCTCCTTTTATATTTTTTTTGTTATTTTACCAATTTTAATTTTGAAGGATTAATTGTGTAAATCTTTCTTGGATCTAAGTCATATCTTACACAAAAATTACCTCTTTTATTTTGAGAAATAATAACTCCTGTTTTTCTAGGGCTTATTACAACTCTTGATCCAATTCCCATTACAGCTGGTTTTTCTTGTACTAATTCTTGTTGTACAGGAACAGCTTGTGCCACGATAGTTTCTTTAGCCTGATCGATTTTTTGAGATTCTTTTTTTTGAACAGGTAATTCTTCAGATTTAACTTTTTCTACAAGAACTTCTGGATCTGCTTCTAAAACTGGTGGTGGAGGTGGTGGCAATTCTTCTTGAACTTTTTTTTGAACCTCTTTAACAGGTTTAACTGCTTCAGATTTTTCAGGGATTTTTTTAGTAATTGGTTCAACAACTTCTTTAGGAGACTCTACAGCAGGATCTTGTTTAACTTCTTTCTTCTTGCGCGTAGACTTTCTACCTTTAGATAATGCCATAACTTCCTCACTTTCTGTGATAAACTTGTCCGCATGATTCCGATGCACT